GTCTCTAGCACCACCTTTAACTTCATTAGCAATCTGCGCAGCAATAGTGTTAGCAGCCGTGTTAAAATCAGCGCCACCTGCTACAGCTTGATCAACCCGCTTACGGTATTCAGCCCGCATTTCTTGCTGAAGAAATACACTGTCAGCTTCATTAGGTTTTTGACTACCAAAGCTAGTTACACCATTTGCAGTAGTTTTAAAAGCATCAGATTGCTCTTTATAAATACCTGAGTTATATTTAGCCTCTTGTGCAGCGTAACGTTCTTCTAACTCTTTACCTGCCGTAGCATCTAATCTTGATAATGCTTCAACCTGTTCTTTAAGGATAAAACCATCAGGAATAGACTCAAATTGCTCAATTTGTTTAGCTTTAGTCTGTGCCTCAATAGTATAACTTTCTTCTGCTTTAGTAAGCCATGCTGGCTCTTTAGCGTAAGTTTCTATAAATTTACTCGAAAGGAATTCCGCAGTGTCTTTAGTAGGACTAGCAATAAATTCTTCACGGGCTTTTTGTGAAGCTTCTTTGTAAGCAAGGTCTTCAGCTTGAATTTGAAGTTTTCTATATGCATTATCCTCCTTTAAACGTGCTTCTAACATAGAAGCCCAACGCCCAGGACGTTCCTGTGCATAAGGTTTTTCACCATCCATCAGTACAGTACTTGCCAACTGCTCAGCAGTAAACAAATAGTTACCATCAGGACCACGCATTGTAGCAAGGCCTACATACCAATCGTGTGCAGCTTTATAATCAAAACCGTTAGCCCTGTAAACAGCTCTAAATCCTTGAATAATGTTATTTGAAAATTCTGAAGGGTTTTGGGTTAGAATTGTAGTAGCATTGTCCATAGACCGCTGCTTTTCATTCTGTACCTCTACCGTTCTTGCTTTAGTTAAAACACTCATATGATGTTTTTCCCTAAACTCTAGAGCAGTTCTCATGCTACCAGGTTTAAGGTTGACACCACCTTCAGTTCTAAACTTTTCAGCAACAATTCTACCTGTATCTGTTATGAATCCAGCAAGCTCTGCTGAAGACATAGGCGTATCGCGTTTTTCATTTTCTGAATCAATCGCCTCTTGCAGAAGTCCAGGGTATTTGTACTGGTAAAAATAAGCAGCCTTAGCTTTCTTCAATTCACGTTGAACACGTTTACTAAAGTTACGTGCTTTAGAAGCTGCTACAGGATCACCGCCGTTAGCCTCGTATTCATCAATTTTAGATTGCTCAAGCTCATCTAAAGTATCTAAACCTAACTCACTACGAATTTGAGCTTCAGTTTCGTAGTAAGGGTTTTCAACAAAATTTGCAAACTCTTCGGCAATTGTCTCGTCTTCTTTAGCTTCGACATATTGTGTATAAACTTTACCGGCAGTCTCACTAATACTTGCAATTCCTTGAAAAATTTTAGCGTTATCTGCTTGAGTTTGATTAAACTGTTGTTGCCTTGTTCTGGCTTCCTGTTGGAGTCCAGTCAATTCTCTTTGGTGGTTTGCTGTTTCAACTTGGCGATTACGATCGCGTAGACGTGCTTCTAGTTGTTGACCTTCCTTTTCTTCAGCAAGTTGACGGTTACGTTCTTTAATTTCAGCATCTCTTACATCGCGCATACCTTGCACAACGCGAGCGCTTTCCTCACGCATACGTGAGATATTAGCGTCACTTACTTGATTAGGACGGAAACCAGTTGATTGAGCACTTCTTCTGTATTGTACTTGTTTCATAATTAACCAAAAACTTCTGACCACTTAACTCCACCCAAAGTACTGGCTGCGCTGCCAATGCCTGAAACAAGCGGAGCCCAAGTGCTTTGTTGCGCTGCTGGTGGAATGTACTGAGGGGTAGCTTTCATCGGTTTGACAAAAATTTTATCCGGTCCTTTTACTGGCGGGGGAATAGAAGGCAGTTCTTCAGGTTTAATCATCAAAGATGCTTTAGCCTGCATGTCAGCACCCATTTTTTGCATGGCAATTCCACGCATATTGCGCTGAGATTGTTCTACAGAACTTGCTAGGCTTGCATCTACAATAGCAGTGTTACGGCCAATACCAGCAAGCCTTGATTGAATAGCTTTGTTTCTGGAGTTACCAGCCTGCCCCATTGCTGCCTCACCTTCTTGCTGCAAACGGTCTACAAGTGCACCCTGCCGATTAAAGGCATCTTCCGCAAGAATTTCATTTAAAGCAGCAGACTCAGACTCATACGCATCCATTGCTGCTATACTATTATAAACCAATTGATTTGATGTATTTTCAACTGATTTACCATACTGTTTTACAACGTTAAGATATTCATAATCTTTAATTGCCTGGTTGTATTTCCAGTCTCTAACAGCAGTTTGGTATTGAAATTCTTTGTTAGCAAAATAATTTGCCTTTTCTGCTTCAAATACTTTTTTATTATATTTATTAGTACGTCTAGCTTGTTTTTTAGCAGCTCTTTTTTGTTTTCTACGAGACCTTCTATTGCGTCTATTTTGCGAAGAAGCCGCATTAGACCCCATAATACCGCCAACAATAGCGGTTCCAGCACTAATAGCAGCACCGACCCAGTTCATCTCCAAACCTGAGACAGCCAGCTGCTCATCTAGGAGGTTATTACTTTTTGGATTAAACATTAAGCCCTCCTATAGAATCGTGGGGAATAGTTACCTTCCCACATCATTGACACCAACGATACAGGGTATGGAAAATCACTTGTCACTTTTAATTCAAAATTAGTATTACGTTGATGGATAGGTAAGGCAAAAATCTGTTCGTTAACTACAGGACTTGTATCACCTTGATAGACACCAGCTTCAATTGTATGCTGTACATCTTTCCATTCATTAGAACCTGTCGGCCTTAGTTTAAATCTAATAGCACCAGTTCTACCAACAGCTAGTTTAACTTTACCAATAGTTAAAGCTGCAGTATAATCAGCCCCAGCACCTTGGCGTTGGAAATAAAATTTAGGTAATGTAACCTCTAGGTCATAACCATAACCTACTACAATACCATCCGCATAATCAGTAAATTTACCTTTAACTTCAAAGTATCTGTAGTTAGTGCTAGTTTCAGTACGCTCAATTGCTTTAGCCCAGTAACCCTGATCAGAGTCTAACTCAGCAGCAGTACCATCATCAGCTGTAGGCACAGTAAGGAGCATCACAGCATCTTTACTATCAATAGGTGTATACGGTACGTAGATCTTAGTAATGTCATTTGTCTCGTCATATACAACAGCATCAACAGAAGAGTGCGGTTTAACAGGACGTGTTACCATATCAAGCGGTACATCCCCTGTATAACTAGAAGATGTAGACACAACATCACCAGACGGTAGTTCGTCCAATTTAATTGCACCTAAAGTGTATTGATCCTCATGTTGAGATATAACAGTAACATCATTATTTAGGATCTCCGCTATTTGTATTGTACCAGGCAGTTGCCATTTCGTCCATGCTTGGAAGAGATCTTCTCTACCGTCGTTGTAAAATCTATACACGTACATGTAAGATGTATCTCTATCGACAAGCATTACAAGAGAGTTTTGCGGGCTGGTAGATAGTGTATCAACTGTATCAGGTAGCCACTCAAGAACTGCTTTGCTAATATCTACAACAATAGGAGTCTGCTCTACATCACGTAAAGCAAGTGTAAATACTTTACTGTAACCAGATACTTTACTAACAAATGTAGTAGTCGTACCCATATCTACAGGACGGATGTTATTATCCATCTCATAGTTTGATAGAGAACGAATCAATGCAGACGTAGGTGTAAGCAGACTAGCGTCAGCTGCATATACCTGAAACTGCTGACGTTCACTAAACAGCATCAGACCCTGTGGAGAGGGTAGGACTTCAGACAATCTGACAGGACGGATACTAGATACATTTAGATCGATAGGATCTGAGCTAATCTGTGTTAACGCCGATTTAGCAAAGAAATTGTAGCTATCGTTAGCTACTCCAAAGATGACATTATCCTCAGCTAGAATACCAAATCTGTTGCTATAGAAAAATGTAGAATTAATCTTCTTACCAACAAACGATGGTTTAGGATTAGTATTATCATCACCTGCTAGCCGGTCCTTATATGTAATAGGACCAAATGTAAATGTAGTAGCACCAGTGTTAGCCAGTTCGTGTGGCATAGTGCTATCAGTCAGACCAGGTGAAACATCTCGTGCCAAACCTTCCTGCCAATAACCCGCTCCACCTGTACCATTAGCGGCTACAAATTTTAGATAGTAATCGTCATCAGCACTATCGCTATTAAGAATTTTAAGAACATGGTTGTGGAATGACTCTAGCGGTGCCTTAGATACATCTACAATACTATCTTGAAATACTTCCAAAGCATCGTTATTTACACCACCAGTACCTTGGACTTCAAAGTATTTATAAGTAACACTATTACCTGGCTCAGCACCAACTACAACAGCATTAGACTCAGTTGTACGTCTGATCTGAATAGTGTTAGCATAGGAGTTAAGGTACCACTTACCATCAAACTGTGTATCACTGGCACTCTGACGTGCCTCTAGAAGCGACTTTACGGCTCCTAAAAGTTCATGACTAGCATGTGTACCAGTAAGGAAGCTATTGAACGAAGCAGCGGATTGCACGGTGGCTGTAGCGGTATGCTCAGTACCATCAGATGTACCTTTAATTTTTACATTATGTACATCATTATTAAGCAATGACAACAGCTTTAGGGTGCCTTGAGAATTAGCAACAAACGTATTATTCGCCTCCATAGTGACGGTTACAGTCTTGTTAGTAACAATCGTAACGTCTTGAATACTACGGAAATGGTAATCAGATTGCTCAGTTCCAGTTAGATAGCCAGTACCATTATTTGTAACAGTACAGAATGTACCCTCTTCAGCAGTCCACACATAGATGTTGGTACCTTTAATACATCCAACATAAGAGCCAGCAGCACCACGGTCAATAAAAAACCATGAAGCACCGGCTAGCTCA